TACAGATGAAATTTATGTAGGGCTTAAAACTAAACAACCTATTTCGTCTTACCTAAACATTAAAGATTTCTTTTTTGATGCCGGTTTTGCAATGGTACCTAAGTATCACCCTTCAATGCTAAGAACAATTCATATTGACCTTTCTAAGTCAGGAGACGCTACAGGAATTGCTATGGGCGGATGTTCAGCAATTATTGAAACAGTTGGACAGAATGCTTTACAGAATAGAATTATAAATGCTTTATCGCCTGAAATTTGGATAGATTTTGCTCTTGGAATTAGAGCACCTAAAGGGGACCAAGTAGACTATGAAAAGATCCAACAGTTTATCAACTATCTAAGGTCTATGGGATTTAGAATTGAGTACATTACATTTGATACTTATAACTCGGTAGGCAGCATGCAAATGTTAGTAAAGGACAACTTTAGAGTCGGAAATCTTTCAACAGTTAGAACTGATATTCCTTCTATGATGTTAAAAGATGCAGTTACTAGTGGCAGAATCTCTATTCCTAAAAATAAAGTTCTAGAACGAGAAATGTTAAATCTTATTCACAACTATACTGGATCTACGGGAAAAGTGGATCATCCAAAAATGAACCCAGATGGCTCGCGAGGTTCATCGGATCAAGTTGATGGTCTGACAGGAGTGGTAGCTAACATCTATTCAATGTTAACTGATCAAAAGAAACACCCTTTCACAGCTAATGCAGATTTAGTATCTCAAACATTTAATACTATGTACCCAAATCAAAAATTTGCTGATTTAGGTTATCAAACTGATAGATCGAGTGAACAACAATCAATGAACGATTTTATCGAAACTGTCAATCCTTTAAACTTTAAGATTACTTAAGAGGTAACCATGCCGGATAATAAAAACTTAGTTAGTAATTCTATAATTCAAGCTCTTCAAATTACTTTTGGAAGATCAGATCGTCAACTTAGAATTACAAAAGGTCAAGAGATTCCTCAAGAAAAGATCTCTCATGGGGATTTTGAAAGTAAATTATCTAGAATTTGGACCGGTCAATCAGATATTCAAACTGATCGACTGGCTAAGTATAGAGATTTTGATAAGATGGATATAAATTCAACAGAGTGTAGCACAGCACTTGATATCTACGGTGAAGAGGCTGCGTGTCGTGACACTAAAACTGGGATGAAAGTCTGGATTGATAGCTCGGATAAAAACACCAGAGAAGAACTCAATGGGTTTTTACAACGAATCAAAATGGAATTTAAAGCCTATGGTATATATAGAAACATTGCTAAGTATGGAGATGCTTTTACTTATCTTGTATTAGGAGCATACGGAATTCACGATACAATTACTCTACACCCTAGTAGAATTGAACGTGTACAAGAAGATGGTCTACTTGGATTTAAGTCTCCACAACTAACTGGAATGATAGCAATGGATAACCGAGTTGGAATGCTAAAAAGTTGGGACGTAATTCACATGAGACTTTTGTCGTATGACCAGGAGTCAATATATGGAAAAAGTATGTTGGACTCTTTACGTAAAACCTGGAAACAACTAAGTATGTTGGAATGCTACGACGACACTACTGAAATCCTTACAAAGGATCATGGGTGGATTTTATTCAAAAACCTAACACACGGAGAAGCAGTTGCTACACGTAATCCTGATACAAAGAATTTTGAGTGGCAGATTCCTACTAAAATATATAGTCGCAACCACAGTGGAGAAATGATTGCGCTCAAAGGAAAATCAATAGACTTACTTGTTACACCAAATCACAGAGTTTTACTTGATAAACTACCTAAAGGTAAATTAGAAGGGCCTATTGAATATTATGCTAATCATGAAAGAGTTATACGTGCAAAAGAACTTGTAAATAATAGCAAAAATATCAGCATACCAAAATTTTCGGGCTGGGATGGCGGTACAGAAATTAAGGAGAAGATTTTTTCTTCAATACCGAACAATGTTAAAAGTGTTCGTGGTGGAATCACAATGAACTTTACTACTAAGGGATCACAAGAGCGTGTAATTGCTGGAGATGATTTTTGCGCTCTGATGGGTATGTATCTTAGTGAAGGATGTATTAATAATAAAAAAAAGGTGCCTGGAAGATCCTTTGGAATAAGAATAGCGCAGCAGAAAGAATCAAAAGGGTATATTCCTTTTAAAGAACTTCTAAAACGAATTAATAATGGTAAGGATATTCCGTATGACGGCCATGCTTTTCATTTAAATTGGAAAACTTTAAATCCTTATTTTGAACAATTTGGATTAGCCGCTGATAAGTTTATTCCTGACGAAATAATGAATGCCACACCAAAACAGCTAAGAATATTCTTTGATTATTTTGTTTTAGGCGATGGCTATTTTGAAAAAGAAGTAGTTAAGGAAGGAAAGTTTTCTGGGGAACGAAGAGTTACTCTAACTACTATTAGTAAAAGAATGGCAACACAGTTTGTTGAAATTATTCAAAAATTGGGTTATGGTGTAAGCATAAAAATAGTACACCCCAAAATTGTGCAATTTAAAAATAAGAAGTACCTATCTTCTTGTAAAGAAGCTTACACTGTTCGCGTTCTCTACTCAGAAAATAACTACTTTAAAGCACACAGTACCACGTACACAGGCACAGTACATTGCGTGCATGTTCCGAACAAATTTGTTCTTGTTAGACGCAATAATAAAATAGTTTGGGGTGCCAACACCATGATGATAATTTATAGAATTTCTAAATCTGTGCAAAGAAATATTTTTAAAGTAGACGTAGGCCAAGCATCAGTTCAAGAAACTCAGATGATCATTAAGGATTATGAAAAGTTTCTTAAGAATAAACAGACTTTTATTGACCCAAAGACTAATGATTTTAAATTGGACTTCAACCCAGCCACTTTAAATCAAGATTTTGTGTGGCCGACTCGCCCTGGCTCCGAATCTAGAGTAGAAACTTTAGCTGCAGCTCCTAATCCAGGTAGTTATGAGGATGTAGAGCACTTTAGAAACAAGATGGTTATAGGATTAGGTATTCCTAAAGCTTATTTAGAGCAGGAACTTGAATCTTCTGGATGGAACTCTAAAGATGCTCTCCTATTACAAAGTACGAGGTTTGGTCGGAAAATTATAAAACTTCAAGATGCCTTTAAAGAAGGTATCATTAAAATGTGTCAGATTCATTATGCCATCACCCATCAACAGTACCTAGACCCGTCCTCTTTTACTGTACAGCTTGGTACCTTTGCAGACCAAGCAGAACGAGCCCGTGAAGATGTTCTTCTTAGAAAAGCTCAAATTCTAGAAATCCTATCAAATATCTCAATTGTAATGAGTTGGAATAGGCAAGTATGGTCAGATTATCTCCTAGATGAGATATTTCCTCTGCCTCCTACTCTTAGACAAAAACTTTTTACTCCTGATCCTACTAGAGAAGAAGAGTTTAAACGTACTAAAGAACTAGCTAAATTAGGTGGTAGTGGTAAAGGTATGGATAAATTAAAAGATCCTAAACCTCCTAAGAAAGTTACAGCGGATAACCTTAGAGTTGGATTAAGAGGGTTTGGTTCTAAAGCTATGAGTGAAGAATTCCCTGAAATTAGTGAAGAGTTTACTGAACAATTAAATAAACTTGATGCTGTAAATTCTGAACTTCAAGATTTCATTAATATTGGTGAACTTGTAAATCAAAATATTTGTGGATTTAGACCTGAAGAACTTCAAGAACTTATTGATACTTCTGGAGTTATTAAAGAAAGATTTACTAATCTAGTACCTGGTCAAGATGAATACGCTAAAAAGATCAATTGGAAACAACTTCACGAAATGAGTCAACCAGATCCAACTAAAAATGAAGAAGAAGGTTACTAAATGAATCAATCAGAATTAGTTATTAGATTAAAAATGAGTCTCAATTCCGAAGGAATAACTTCTAATCAAATTCATATGGTTTTAGAAGCTTTCAAGAAAACAATTCTAGATGCAACTAGTAATGGTGAAGCTGTTTCTATGAAACATTTTGGTAGATTTGTGCCTAGAATGTTAAAAGGAAAAATCTTAAATAAAACTGGGATTACCTGGACTAAAGATAATGCTTATAATATTCCAGATAGAGCTAAACTAGGATTTAAGTCTAGTCCTTTAGCAGATCAACAAGTAAATAATCTTATAAAAAAACTAGATGTATGAATTTAACTGAGAATAAACATTTAAATACATTTAGAACTTATAATAATTTACCTAGTAAGAGTAGTATTCTTCATGATATTCATAAAAGAATATTGGGAGTAGATTCTTGGAATAAGATTAAAAATGAAGTTCAAACTACTTCAAAAAGATCATTTATTAGATTACAAAAGAATTTTGAAAAAGATCTATTATTAAATATTAAACACTTAGAGCTAGGAAATAAGTCTTTAAGTGAGGCTAAACGTAGTGCTTATTTAATATTTCTAAAATATTATAAACAAGCTTACATGTTAGGATTTAAATCTAGTGGAGGAGGAATTAGTCAAGGACTAAATAATTTTAGTAGACTAACTGCTAATCCTCTAATCCAAAATAATGAACGGGTATGGAGTCAAACTGCGGCTAAGAGTGAAAATAGGTTCATGTCTTTATATTTAGATCAAATTCAAAAAGGTTCTAAAGTTAAAGATCGAGTATCTATGTATAAAAATACTCTAGAAGGTCAATATGACTCAGGTAGAGTTGTAGGATCACCTAATAATTCTCTTGTACATTGGATTACACAAGAGAAGTTCTCACAATGTAACTTCTGTCAGTACATGGCAGATAACAGTCCCTGGCCTAAAGAGAAGTTAATTACTACTCCTAAATCAGGATTTTGTCATTGTTTGTCTAATTGTCGTTGTGTACTAAAAATAAGCACAACTGATGTAGACACCTATAGGAAATTATCTCTTTCTTTACCTAATAAAGAACGGTTAACTTCATTATTAATTAAATTAGTTTGAAAATTTAACCATTCTCACTTAAATAATCGAATAAACGTACCCTAGTAACTGGAGATGTATCTATGCATGAAGAAGATTTTGAAGGACTAGCAGACCAATATTCTGACTATTCATATTTCAATAAGTCACAGACCTATTCAGGTTTGGATAAAAAAGTAGAAC